ACTGTGCAACATCGACGTGACGACACTGAGTGGAGCAACACCCCCTGATCTGTTGACTGGACTGATCCGCGGCTTGTACAAGCTGCCGGTCGCTTCGGCGAGGGCACAGGCGGTTCAGAAGAGTGACTCGCCGTCGGTGAGTGACTCGATGGGTCGGACTGCAATCTACTGCAACCGGACGCTGCGGACTTGGCTCGACATCCAGGCCGTGAATAAGAAGAATGTCCTGTTGGACATTGCTGAGTACGATGGGAAGGTTTGCACGACGTTCAGGGGAATACCGATCAAGACCTGTGACGCCATCCTCAACAACGAAGCGAGGGTCGTCTAGTAGCTGGTATGGTTGGATAAACGGTTTATCTAACCACACCTAACACTTGACCCGAATGGAGACGAAAGATGATCTTGGACGGACTTCTGCTGTTTGACAACAACAGCGCAATCACAGCATCTGGCGTTAGCGCCAACGTGCTCGACCTTCTGAACGCGAGAGACATGGGACCCGGCTACCCGCTGGAAGTCCTCGTGCAACCGACTGAGAACTTCACCGCGACTGGTGCTGGTACGCTTCAGGTACAGTTCCAGGGTTCGGCCGATAACTCTACCTTCACGACCTACGCTGAGTCGGCCGTGTTGACACTGGCACAGCTTCAGGCGGGCAAAAACCCGTTCCAGATTGATGTGCCAAGCCCGAACCCGAACGATCCTCTCCCCCGTTATCTTCGGCTCAACTACCTCGTTGGTACTGGCCCGATGACCGCGGGGAAGCTCACCGCTGGCATCATTCTCGATCGTCAGCAGAACATTGCGTACCGGCCTGGTATCGTGGTCACAAACTAAGGGCTGAGCACCAGCCAGAAAGGACGAACGCAGATGCCTAAGTATCGGCTTCTTGCGAAGCACTACATGAACGACCGCCTCCTCGATGAGGGGACGATTGTTGGAGACGAAACTTCGTTTCCGATCCCTGAAGGTGGGGTCACTCCAGAGATGGAGGGGCTCGATGATGAAGGGAAGGCGGCGGTAAAGAAAGTGGTGGAGAATTTGACGAAGCCACTGAACACCGCCTCCCCGCTTGGTCTGCTGTTCCTCGAGCCTGAGGTGCAGACGGCACTGCTCGCGATGGCGAAAGCTCAAGCTGGAGCCGGAGTAGGCACTCAGGCGAAGGTTGAGCCAGCAAGGGTGAAGTAACATGCCTCTGAAGAGTGGCACGTCACAGCGGGTTGTCACAGGAGCGGCGGCTAAGCCAATGCAGATGCCACCAGCTCCGAAAGGCAAGGTTGTTGCTGTGAAAGGGAAGATGAAGAAGAAAAAGGGCAAGCGCCCTCCGCCAGCAAACGCTATGTATGGTGGCGGCTTCTAAGTAAAGTGGGGGAGGCGTTCTCCCCCACAACTTCCATGAGGTGATAGATGGCGGACGTTACATCACTCTGTAATCAAGCGCTTGCAGTGGTCGGCACCCGTTCGAGCATCTCCACTATTTCAGAGGAGAGTAACGAAGCACGAGCGTGCTTACTTAGCTTCGAGCCAACACGGAAACAGTTGCTTCGTGCAGCGCATTGGGGCTTTGCTCGCGCCTATGCAAGGTTCCCTCTTATTCGAGCGCGCTTTGGAACGCCTGAGGCTGATCCGGCGCTTGGCTCACCTGTGAATGGATGGAACTCAACTTATGAACCACCCCCTCCTTGGCTTTATGCTTACGGCATTCCAGCAGACGTTTTGCTCGTCCGTTACGTCTTACCAAATCTGGCTAATAGTCAGCCAGCTGTTCCATTTACTGGAGCAGACCCAAAGCTATTCGCCGATACGTCCTCACAAGGGCCAATGCCAAAGTTCGAGATTGCATCAAGCACAATTCCGTTGAACCCTGCTCCAAAGAATGTAGTGCTCACAAACGTATCACAAGCTGTTATGTGTTACACGAAGGACATCACTGACACAGCGCTTTTTGACGAGTCGTTCAGTCGAGCCTTTGTTCAAGCCCTCGCCGCAATGACGGTCACTTCGTTGACGGGCGATCTGAAGATGCTCGACGCGCTGACGAAGCTTGCGAATACGCATATCTTGGATGCGAGAGTGAAGAACGCGAATGAAGGCTTGAATGTGATGGATCATGTACCTGATTGGTTGGCGGTGAGAGGGGTTGGACCCTCGATGGGTACTGGTCCCTGGATACCTGAGTACGGTCCACTCTTTGGAGGCTCTATCTAATGGCAGCTCCTGTCATCCAGTCGTCATTTTCGGCGGGTGAACTTTCTCCGCTTATGTTTGGTCGAGTCGATCTTAACAAGTATAAGATCGGCGCAGCTAAGATGCACAACTTCCTCGTTGATTTTAGAGGGGGTGCGAGTAAGCGGGGAGGAACAAGATTTGTAGGAAGGGCACCTTACTGGAATTTAGACGTTATCTTCATCCCTTTCGTCTTCAACAATGATCAGACTTATTTGCTTGAGGTGGGTCATGGTTACATCCGCTTTATAACACGAGGCGGTTATGTTGTTGATGGAGGTAACAACATTTACCAGATTACTGGATATTGGAACTGGTATGATCTGCCAAAGCTGAAGTGGACTCAAAGCGGTGACACGCTGACTATCGTGCATCCAAACTATCAGATAATAGAGATAGTCCGTTATGGTCACACTGATTGGCGTGGTCGAGGTTTTAATATTGGTTCTGAGGTTGGTGTGTCGGGTGGCTGCGGACTTTCAGCGTCGGCGACTGGATACATTGATCCGGCTGCGGCCGCTTATGTTAACTATGGATATGCGATAACAGCTGTTGGAAAGGATGGTACTGAAGGATTGCTAAGTCCGATCGCCCGAATGGACAATACGCTTGATATGTCGGCACACAGAGTGACGATAAATATCACTTGGGGAACTGTTCCTGGCGCTGATTATTACAACGTCTACAAAGCGACTTCAGGTGCCAATGCACAGATAACTAATGGAATGAGGATGGGCTTTGTTGGGAGCACTCGAGCCCAAGTCTATACTGATACGAATATCTTACCTAACTTCACGAGGTCACCTCCACAACACAGAGACCCTTTTACACCACTTCAAATCGTTAAAGTTACTGTAACGGCGAATGGCTCCGGCTACGACAACTATACACAGTGCTGGATAACTGATGCGACAGGTGGTGGTGCTGTTATTACTCCAATGATTACTTACGGCGCTGTTATGGGCGTCAACATTGACGCTGGAGGTGGTTATTATAGCTCACCTACCGTTAACTTTGCTGACTATGGGGTTGGACAAGGGGCTGCCGCAGTAGCAGAGACTGGCGCGCAGACAGGGACTTATCCAGGGGCTGTTGCCTACTTTCAGCAACGCCTTTTGTTTGCAGCTACAACAAACGATCCCTCGACAGTGTGGGGATCGAAGCCAGGTGCTTACCACAACTTTGACATAAGCACTCCAATCAACGACGGCGACTCATTTGAGTTCACCCTTGCCTCACAGCAGATGAATGCCATCAAGTACATGATCCCAATGCCAGGTGGCTTGGTGATGCTCACTTCTGGCGGCGCATGGCAACTCAGTGGTACGCAACAGTTCGCACCAGTCACTCCGACACAAGTGATGGCGACACCTCAGGCCTTTAACGGTTGTGCTGACCTTCCCCCGATAGTTATTGGCTATGAGATCTTGTTCATCCAAGTGAACGGTTCCATTGTCAGAAATCTCAGCTACAACTTCTTCGCAAACATCTACACAGGCGCAGATGTGACTGTGCTCTCGAGCCACTTGTTCTCAAACCACACAATCAAAAGCTGGTGCTATGCAGAGGAGCCGGATAAAGTTATTTGGGTTGTAAGGGATGATGGAGTGTTGCTGAGTTTAACCTTTCTGAAGGATCAGGAAGTGGCTGGTTGGGCCGTGCATAGCACCCAAGGATCGTACAGGGCTGTCGGCTGTGTTAGAGAGGGGATAAGAGATGTAGTGTATGCTGCGGTCGAGCGTGTACTGCCGACTGGCGAACGGATGCTGACTATTGAGCAGTTCCAACCACGCTTTCAACGGGCGATTGAAGACTCTTGGTTTCTTGATTGTGCCTTGTCACTCCCAATGTATCTTGGAGGTGATTCATTAGATAGCTCATCACTCTCAGACAAGAACAACGTCTATCTATACACTTCTGGTGGAGCGATCTTTAACCAAAATTGGATTGGCTATGAGATTCGTGCTGGTGGAGGCAAGTTCCGCGTCCACACTGTTTACAACGCTTCTTCAATAATGACAACAATGCTTGTCCCACCAACAGACACTTTTGTCGTTGAAGAGTCTGGTGATCGGCATATGGCTAAGCAAGCGGCCGGGACTTGGAAAGCCTCGTATCCTGTAAGTTCAGTCAGCGGCCTTGGCCATCTTGAAGGAATGACAGTTACTGTGGTTGTTGATGGGAAGCTACAGACGGATAAGAAGGTTGTTGCTGGGAAGGTGACACTGGATGCACCGGGATCAAGTGTGATTATTGGGCTTGGCTATCAAGCTGATCTCCAGACGCTTCGACTTGAGTCCCAACCGACAATCCAGGGCCGACGAAAGAAGATACCGGCGCTGACGGTGAGAGTAGCTGATTCAAGGGGCTTGTCGGCGGGGATGACTTTTAATACGCTGACGGAGATAAAGGAATTAAAACCGTCGGTGCTCTCAGGCGAGACACCCTCACTCTATTCAGGTGATCTTCGGATCATCATGGACCCACTGTGGGAGGCCGATGGGCAGATCTGCGTTCGATCAAAAGCTGGATTGCCCGCGAACATAGTTGCTGTTATTCCCGAGGCCACGATTGGGGATGACTGATGACTGTTTATGAGAGAAGAAAAGCGACGCCTGAGGACATTGAGTTGATTCTCAAGAACCTCAGGAAGTTCTCACGAAACGAGCTTATGATCGTTGCTGATATGGAGGGGCAAGGACTCAAGCAGGCTGTCGAGGGCTCGAGAGATGTTTGGTGTGGCTACGCAGACGGACAGCTGGGTGTGATGTATGGAGTGCGGATGGTCAGCATTGTCAGCAATCACGCTTACATTTGGATGCTGACGACGGAGCTAGTTGAGAAGCATTGGGTCACCTTCGTTCGAGTAAGTGCTTTGTTTCTCGAGGAATTGCTCGGACAGTACGATCGACTAAGCGTTATTGCCCCGCTTCGGAGTGATATAAGCCAAAGGTGGCTTCAGTATATTGGGTTTAAGCAGACTGGTGTGACGAGGATGTATGGAATAAAGTTTAAGACTTATGAGTTAACGAAAGAGGCGCTTTCGAACGAAAAGCTTACTTGGTTGAGAGGAGATGACGGATGGCAGCCGCTATTGGCATCATAGGCGGAGTTGTTAGCGCCATTGGCGCTATGAAACAAGGCCAAGCACAAGCGGACGCTGCGAACTATCAAGCGCAGGTCGCGCGGAACAACGAGATTATTGCACTGCAACAGGCGAACCTGTCGAGACAAGATGGTGCGACTAAGGCGATGCAACAAGACTTGAAGGCAGCGCAGACGCTTGGGACGCAAAAGGCGGTTTTGGGAGCCTCTGGAGTTGATATTGAAAGTGGGTCCTCGAGAGAAGTGATAGCGAGTCAAAATGAACTGGCGCGATTGGATGCTCTTACTGTACAATCGAACGCTGAAAGAAAGGCGTGGGGCTTTGATGTTGAAGCGACGAACCAAAAAGCCCAATCAGGACTCTATAAAATGCAGGCCCAACACGCGAAAGAAGCGGGGATGCTGAACGCTTTTTCTTCGTTGCTTGGTGGCTTCGGAAAGGTTGCTGGGAAGTGGGGTAGTGACTCGGGTGGTGGGAGCTTGCTCTCCTAGGAGACGTAAATGCCAAGAGCATCTTTATTGAATGTACCTTATACGGGGGTGCCGACTGTTGAGTCGAACGCGCCTCCAACAGCATGGCAAAACATTAAGGTAAGTGATGAACAGTTTGGCTCCCAAGTCGGGGCCGCGCTCAAGAACTTTGGTGGGACGCTTGAGCAGCTTGGAGCGACCTTCGGGGCGATTGAAGAGAAGAATAAACATGAGCTGGAACAAACGAAGGCTCGTGAGATCGACACTAATATGTATAAGGAGTTTACTAAGTTAGATACTGAGTATCGGCTGAAGGGCGGGGAAGATGCTGTTAATGGCTGGGATGATAACGAGAAGAGAAGAGAGGAGATCAAGGCGAATGCACTGAAGGCAGCGGGCGGGAATAAGCGCATTGAGCGAATGGTTGGCGCAAGTGCTGAAAGTCATATCCGCAGCTCGTTTGGTGCTTCGTGGAAGCATAAGGAAGGGGAGATTCTTAAGTATGGAGATAAGGTGAGTGACGCTCGAATAGATGCGGCCTCGAGTAAGGCGGCGACCTCGATGAACCCAGATGATTTGACTAACGCTTTCGCGGTCATTGATGGAGAGTCAGCGGAAAAGGCGAGACGGGGTGGATGGTCTCCTGAGCAGACTGAAGTCTTTGCGAATGATCGACGAGCACAGACTGCCTCGGCCTTCATTGGAAACGTAGCGAAGCACTATCCAGATGTGGCACAGAAGTATTTTGACCAAAATCAAGAAGTGCTGAAGCTACATCCAGGCGCTTTCAAAGCAGCGGAAGACGCGATCTCGAAGGGCTTTGCGGGGAAGGATACTGCCAGTAAAGGATCTGACTTAATCAATGGTACAAAGCCAAAATTAGAGGAGCGGAGGCCGATTCCTCCGAGGCCGCCTGATCCGACAGGGCCGCTTAAGCTTCGTGTCCCGCTTCCAGCGACAGGACCGAAGACGGAAGCTCCCAAAGAGGAGAAGAAAGTCGCGGCAGCTGATTTAGAGGAGCCGCTGAAGAAACCGGCTGGCTTGGCTGAGAAGGGGAACATTGATATTGATAAGCGGAAAGTGCTGAAGAACGCTGATGGCTCGTTCAGCACTGAAAAATCTTTCTCAACTAACATTGACGGGA